TTGACCCGTCCGCGTGGGATGGGGACCTGGCCACGATCCTGCACTCGCTCTCGGCCGCGACCGCGAAGGCGATCGGCGCGAAGGTTGCCAGCGACTTGGGTGGCGAGTACGACGGTGCCTCGATCGCGGACTACCTGACGACGAACGCAGCGTCGACGGCCAAGAGCATCAACCAGACGACCGCGGATCAGATCGCCGCTGCGTTGGAAGATGCGGCGAACGATGAGGACGCGATCGACGGTTTGTTCGACGGTGAGATCGCGGCGCGCTCGGGTCAGATCAGTCTGACTCGCGTTGCCGTGGTCGGTGGCCTCGCTGCGCTTGTGGCTGCTCGCACGAACAAGGCGACGACGAAGACATGGGTTGTGACCTCATCGAAGCCGCGCCCATCCCATGCGGCAGTCGATGGCGAGACGGTCGCTCTCGGTGAGAAGTTCAGCCTCGGCGGCGACGGACCCGGCGACTACTCAATGGGCGCCGACGAGGTCGCCGGCTGCTCGTGTGACCTCCAATTCTCCACGGAAGGCTGACCATGAACATCACCCGCAAGGACGCGACGATCACCAACACGGACGACGCCTTCCCTGGCGAGTTCGAGGTGGTCCTGTCCGCACCGACGAAGGACCGCGACGGCGAGACGCTGCTGCCCGAAGAGTGGAAGATGCCGCTGCCGGATCGAATCACTTTCGATGCCGATCACGGCATGTCTGTGGCCTCGACTGTGGGCTCTGGCGTGCCGACGCTCAACGACGCCGGCGAGTTGGTCGTGTCGGGCACGTACTCCTCGCTGGCGCGCGCGCAGGAGGTTCGGACGCTGGTCAACGAGGGTCACATCCGCACGACCTCGGTGGCGTTCATGACTGAGAAGTCTCCTCAGAAGGACGGCAAGGGCACCATCACCCGCGAACTGCTCAACGGCGCGTTCGTAGCCATCCCATCCAACCGTGAGGCGCTGGTGTTGTCCTCGAAGGGCTTGAAGGCTGGGGCACGGAACAGCGCATCGGACGCGGAGCACATCCAGGCCATGCACGACCACACGGCCGCGCTCGGCGCATCCTGCCCGACCCCCGCGAAGTCTCTGAGGACCGCGACGCTGAAGAGTGTCGACGGCAGCCTTGAGGCGACTCAAGACCGCGCACGCGACGCCCTGAGCGACGCCAACCCGGGCGTCTACACCTACCTGCGAGCCACGGTCCCCAACGGGGCAGGCGGCGGCACCCTGGTCTTCGGTGTCGAGAACCCAGACACCTACGAGACCGACTCGTTCAAGCAGGACTACACAGACGACGGCTCCGTCATCACCCTCGTGGGTGACCCGGCAGCCGTGGACTTGATGGAAGTCATCAAGCCCGACCCAGACGAGAACGCTGAATCCACCGCCGTAGAGGCCGCCGCCACCGCTGAGAAGTCAGCCGTCGCCACCGCCACGAAGGCCGCCGAGGATGCCGAATCGGAAGCAGTAACCGCATCGGCAGCAGGTTTGATCGCTGCCGCGTTCGTGTGACCGACTGGCACAACCTCGCAGCACCAAGCCGCCCGACAACCGTCCGGTGGCTTTTTTGGTGCCCGAAAACCTGAAGGGAACATCATCATGAATGTCATTGAAGCCAAGGCCGCGATGCGGGATCTTGGCACCAAGGCACAGGCGGTCGTTGACGACGCCTCGCTGACCGGCGCTGAGAAGATGACGCGCCTCGACGCGTACCACGTCGACCTCAAGGCCGCCCAGGATGTCGTCGCTGTCCACGAGTCCGCTTCGCGGCTCATGGTCGGTGGCGAGTCCGCACCGGAGACCAAGGACGGCGCGGTCGAGACCCGCTCGCTCGCCCGGCAGGTCATCGAGTCGGGCGGCTACAAGTCGATGCAGGGCGGTTCGCCGTTCGCGCAGGTCGAGATCAAGGCCGCGGCCACCATTGACGAGGGCATCATCCCCGCGTTCTCCGGTGGCACTGGCCTCGCTGGTCAGCTCAACACCCCGCAGTTCCTCCCGGGCATCGTCCCGCTGAAGTTCCAGCCGCTGACCGTGGCTGACCTTCTGGCTTCGGGCACCACGTCCTCGACTTCGGTGTCCTACGTCATTGAGGCTGCGTTCCAGGACCTCACGGGCACGGTCGCTGAGAAGGGCGCGATCCCGCAGCTTGACCTGACCCTGGCCCGTCGTCAGGACAACGTGTCGAAGATCGCGAACATCGCCAAGCCCACGGTGGAGATGTTCCAGGACGCCGAGCAGTTCCAGGCGTACCTGCAGAACCGCATGGTCTTCGGCCTTCAGCGCAAGGAAGAGCAGCAGCTGCTCAACGGCGCTGGCGTGTCCCCGGACCTTCAGGGTCTGCTGAACCGCACCGGTCTCGCGCCGGCGGTCGTGACCGCCATTGGTCTGACGGCCGTGAAGGCGATGGAGGGCATCTTCAACCAGATCACCGCCCTCCGGTCGGTGTCGTTCGTTGAGCCGGACGCGATCGTCATCAACCCGGTGGACTTCCAGACGATCCGTCTCGGCAAGGACACCGCGGGTCAGTACTTCGGCGGTGGCCCCTTCACGGGTGCCTACGGCCAGCCCGGCCCGTCGAACGTGTCGAGCATCTGGGGTACCAAGACGGTCATCACGACTGCCATCACTCAGGGAACGGTCCTGGTCGGTGGCTTCCAGGAGTGCGCGCAGGTGTTCCGTCGCAGCGGCATCGTCCTGGACATGACCAACTCCAACAACAACGACTTCGAGACGGACCTCATCACGCTGAAGGCCGAGATGCGCGAGGCCCTGGCTGTGTACAGGCCCGCGGGCTTCGGCGTCGTAACGCTGACCGCCTGACGGTTGGTGTTTGGCGGGGCCTCGGCATTCGTCGGGGCCTCTGCCATGCCTGCCCGTCACCTATCTCACGAAGGAGCATCATGCCCACCGATTACTGCGAGGACTACGAAGAGCTGACCGGCCTGAAGCCGGACGGCTCCCCTGTGGAGATGGGTGTCGTGACGAAGGTTGTCACCGCGCCTGAGGTTCCCGAGGTCGTCCCGGCCAAGGTCGCAGAGGTCAAGTAAGCCATGGTTGCCCTTGCCACGCCCGCGCAGTTAGGGGCGTTCATGCAGCAGCCCCTGGCTGACACGGACCCAGCCGCGTTGCTCCTGTTGGACATCGCGTCGGACATGGTGAGGGACTTCCTGCAAGCGCGACTTGACGCGGTCGCCGCTGACGTGGTCCTGCTGGATCCGATCAACGGCGCGACGGTCATCCTGCCCGAGCTGCCGGTTACCGCCGTGACGCTGCTGGAGACGTTCGACGGGACCGTGTGGACTACGGCAGACCCGACCACCTACGCCGTGTCCAAGCGCATCGGAATCATCGGAGCGCTGCCGTACACCGGCGTGACGTGGCCGTACCTGCCGGAGACGTGGCGGGTCACCTATGACCACGGCTTCGCGACGGTCCCGCTGTCCATCGTCGGGGTCGCTCTGGGTGTCGCGGCACGCCAGTACAACGGCGTCAACGGCGTCGACTCTGAGCGGCTCGGTGGGTATCAGGTCAAGTACGCGATAGCCGCTGAGGGTTTCAGCACGACCGAGATGAAGGCGTTGGCCCGCTACGTGAACCCGAGGATCGCGTGAGCCTCGCCCGGCTGATGTCTCAGCCGCTCACGGTGCAGGCGATGGGTCCGACAACGCAGGACGCGTACGGCGACTGGATCCCCGGCGCCGTCGGTGCCCCCGTGGCGGTCTCTGGCTACCTCGAGCAGTCGACCTCGGTGGAGTTCACCCTGAGCAGGGACACGACGGTCACGACGTGGAAGGCGTTCCTGCCTGCGAACGTGGCCATCACACCGCTCTCGCTCATCAACTTCCAGGCGCAGGTCTTCCAGGTCGACGGGGCACCGTGGCAGGTCTACAACCCGCGCACGAAGGCCGTGGATCACATCGAGTGCAAGCTCGTGGTCGTCAATGGCTAACAGGGACGCTAGTGGCAGGTTCATCTCAGGTCGCCAGCAAGAGTCCGTCAGCATCGACCCGGACATCGACGCGAAGGTCGCCGAGATGATCGCCAAGGGTGACACGGCCCTCGACGTCGCCAAGAAGATCGCCGCCGCCGCTCGCGCCGACGCTCCTGTGGTGACCGGGGCCTACCGGGACGGGATCAGCGCGCAGAAGACCCCGCACGGCGCCAGGGTGGTCGCCTCCGACAACAAGTCGTCATGGATCGAGTTCGGGATCCCGTCGCAGAACCGGCCGCCGCAGTTCATCCTCCGCCGCGCAGTGGATTCGCTCGGGCTCAAGTTCCGCAAGGGCGGCAAGCATGGCTAACCCGATCGCAGTCCTGCCCGATGCGACCCTCGCCGTGATCCAATACCTGCGGCTGCGCAGCGAACTCACCGCCCTGGTCCCCGCGGATCACATCGTGACCGAGATCCCTTCGAGCCCGACCTACCCCTACGTGGTCGTGCAGTGGGGTGGCGGTAACGGCATTTGGCCGGCTATCGACGACGCATCGATGCAGATCGACTCGGTCGGTGGGACGAAGGTTGCGTGCGGGCAGATCGCGCGCACCGTCCGCGCCTGCATCTGGGCCATCGCCAACGACATCGTCCCCGCCGGGGTCCTGTCCTCAGGCGCGGACAACATGGCCCCCGCCTACATCCCCGACACGGTCCCCACGCCCCCGCTGCCGCGCTACACGGCGCGGTATTCCGTCCTGCTCCACGCGTAACACCAACCCGCTGACAGGCCCGCCTAGCGGGTTCCTTGTCGACCCTTCGAAAGGAATCACCATCATGGCTGGTCTCAACTCAGGGCAGGTCCGCGTTGCTGGGACCGGCCACCTCGTCAAGGCACCACTCGGCTCCGCACTGCCCGTCGACTCGACGACCGCATGGGACTCCGCGTTCGTGGACCTCGGGTTCGCCGACGACGGCTTCGAGATGTCCCAGGACCTGAAGCGCAAGGAGGTCAACGGGTGGCAGACGTTGGAGCTCCTGCGGCTCATCACCACGGCACTGAACCGGTCCTTCAAGTTCAACC